TTAAAAATTATTAAGAAATTTTCTTATATAGATTTTTATTTGTAAATTAGCAACATGAAGTTAGTGAATAATAACATATCGCCATTGCCTTTTTACGATAATCTTGCACTGCAAAATCATCGTAAAGATTATGCTTTTGGCCAGGTTTATCCGCTAATAACCTATAAGAATATGTTATTGCCTTTTCAAGTAGTTCTTGCCAGTGGAACAGCTATAAATTGGGTGAGATTGTATAATTTCAATACGGGGGCATATACTACTATAACAACGAGTATGAAAGAAAATGGCTTAGTTATTAAGTCATATACTAACTTTAAGCTTCTTAAATATCCTGGTATTCTTCCTATAGTTGAAATAAAGCATGAAGGTTTGTATTATTTAGCTATTTCAATATCAGGTTTAGGAACTATATATTCTGATATATTCACTGTAACTAATAAAGTAGACGACTATTTACTTCTTGAGTATTACAATTCATATAACTTTGAACTTAAAAATGGCATAGTAGACTTTTCTGATAATTTCAAATTTAGGTGCTATTTGAATACACAGATTGGTAAGCCTGAATATGATTTTGAAGAAGAAGCCACTGAGCGGATGGGCTATACTTTTATTGAGAGCCAAGTAAGTAAAAAGATTTATAAGTTCACATTTATAGCTCCTGAATATCTATGTGATGCTCTTAGGATTGTAAGGCTATGTGAAAACAAACAAATCACGAGTAAATTGCAAACCTATGATTTAACTACATTTAGCATGGAGCCTGAATGGGAAGACCAAGGAGATTTAGCCGCAGTTGAGTGTGAGTTTGAGACAGATACTGTTATAGCCAACATAGGTGGATATATTCCTGAAACTATAGATGGCGATTTTAACAGTGATTTCAATAACGATTTTAAGACTTTATGATATGGCAAATTATACTGAATTAAAAACAGCTGTTTCAGCCGTTATTAAAACTAATAATAACCGGGAAATTACTGGTCAGTTACTTCAAGATGTACTCAATAATATAATAAGTGTTATTGGGGCAAATGCAACGTTTGCCGGGATAGCCACGCCGGACACCACACCAGGAACACCTGACCAAAATGTATTTTACATTGCGTCAGAAAATGGGATATATTCCAATTTTAACGGAATAACTTTGAGTAATGAGGTTTCTATATTTTCAAATAGAAATGGGAGTTGGGAAAAATATAATACAGGATTAGCAACACAACAACAGCTTTCTGAGTTAATTAAGCATATTGGGAGTAAAGGTGATTTTTTAATTAAATATCTTAACAACATTCATTTCGATAATAATCTATGTAGAATTTCAAAAGACGGTTTTTATCTATCAAATTCTACTTATCTCTTTTGGATTTCAGGTAATAGCGATTACATAGCTGATGTTAGTACAGGTCGTAAGCTATTAGTTATTGACTTGAATATATTACTTGAAAATGGCCGAATTGTCAGAAACGAGAGTAATAAAGCTATTTACATTTTGATAAATTGGAATGAATATCCTAACGTTATTAATATAGTAGATTTTAATTATTACGAAATCGATGCCAATTATACAAGAGGAACTAATTATATAGTTATAGGCTTATGGGATAATACTATATATACACCAGTTAGTGCCTGCTCCCTTAATTATTATCTAAACCGTCATAATTATGAAGTCTCATTTTTCTTTAATGGTGTTCCTTCAGCATTTTTCAGTGGAAATAGTATTGTTTTTAAAGAAGGATTCTTACTACGGCCTAAAGTAGGAAGATATTATTATATTGTAGGAGAAAGAAGATTAGACTTAAGTAGTGGTAGTTCTTGGTTTCTTGATTTGAGTGTTTTAGTTAATGCAAATCCCTTAAAAACGACCGCGTATTATGATGAGATAGATATTAATACTGAAGGTTTAATAATTAACTATGTTAATATAGACGCAGAATTGACAAAAGATAATCCTAGATTTTTGAGATTAATAAGTGGCTATTTTAGTAGAAATATAAGAGCAGCAGTTTTAACTGACGGATTATTTAGTGAATTTATTAATACCCAAAGAGATATTAATAATTCTTTAACTTTATTTTCTTTATCAGATGATATAAGCTTTGTGAATAATAAAGTTTATATAAAAAAAAGAGGATTTAGACTACAATTCGCTTCAACTAATAGATATATACTTGTCGAGGAATTTAATGACACTGATAGGTCTATATTAGAGCTTCCATATATTGATGCAGGTTTAATATGTATTAATTTGGATGTTCTTTTTACCAATATGAAAGATAATGGCCTTTATTATACTATAAAATTAGATACTGAAGGTTTGTTCACATCTGTAAATTATGTTCTTAACCTTGATGGACTATTGCCTTTGTACAATATGTATTATGATAAGATGTCATTGTCTGGGGGATTATTTAGCAATGTTCTATGTCAGCAGGGGAAAAGTGGAGTTAATTTTGAGAACTCGTATAAATATAATTCTGCTGATACATTATCTGCTATTTCTCCGTATTTATATAGCTATGACTTAGAGAATAATAAAAGGACTAAAAGATTTAATATCGCATTTGTAACAGATTGCCATATAGAGTCTCACCCTAATGCTACAGAAAATCTTCAAGAAGCTATAAAATTTCTAAATTCAAAACCGATAGTTGGTAGTATTGATTATATAATTAATGGTGGAGATAATGTATCAGGGCAACAAAGCGGAGAAAGACAAAGGTCTGATATGAGATTGTTTACAGCCATTAATAAGCTTTCAACTGTATCTGTCCTTCCTGTAGTTGGGAATCATGATAATAATTATTGGTTAAATGATGATTCTGCTAATTATATGGCTGATTGTATATCCCCAACAGAAATGAAAGAAATATTAATTGAGCCGTTAGTTGGTAATGTAGATAATGCGCATACGGTTAGTAATAATACATATTATTATGTAGATAATACTGAATATAAAATTAGACTTATAATATTGAACTGTATGGATGCGCCATTGGTAGAAGGAGTAGATGGACGTAATAAATACGGAGGATTAAGAATTTATACGCAAGCACAAATTGATTGGCTTGTTAATACAGCGTTGGAAATACCTGAAGGATATGGCGTTATTATATGTAATCATACAATACCTACCTATATTTATGCAGGTTCGGATTTCCCTCAAGGAGTTAATACAATACCAGAAATAATAGACGCATTTAAACATGGCAAAAATATTAATAAAACTTTTAACGATACATCTGGTAATGGCTTTGACATTTCAGTTAATAAGGATTTTTCACAAAAAGGGCCACAGAATTTTATGTTTTGGCTAGCTGGGCATTACCATAGGGATATGGTAACAGAGAATGGTACATATACAGACCAAAAAATTATTGTTGGTATAAATTGCGGGTGCGTACAAGAAGGGGATATAACAAGAATACCTGATAATACAACAAAAATAGGATTTAATATTTTGTGTATAGAAAAAGAGAAAAGGAAAATATATAAATGTTTGTATGGAGCATGGCAAAATTCAGAGGGTACTAATAAAAGAGTTAATATTATTGATTTTTAAAAGTTTGTAGAATAGTTCGGGAAACTAATATAAATTATATGGAAAGAATTTTTAATTGGGAACAATGGCGTATAATTGCCATTTTTCCACGGTTAGCCCGTTATTTGGGTATGTAACCCCGACAAAAGGTTTTGTTTATGCGTTAGTAGTAATGTTTGCGTTCAATATTTGGGCGGGAATGAGGGCGGACGGCGTGGCGATAGTGCGATGCAAAAACTTTTCGTTCCGGAAGTTTAAAAACGCATTGTTTAGTATTTACAACAATAACTTTGGTGGCATTATTTAGAAAATAATTTCTTGCAAGAAATATTATAATTAACTTTATTGTTTAACAAATTTCTAAATTCTTCAAAATTATGGGAGAAACTGTAGAAAAAATCTATTGTTGCGACCGCGATAACAACGACAACGCGCTCGCAGCTGCCATCCTGGCAAACGGTAATAACCGTAGAGATGATTGGGGGCCCGATGGCCGCCATGATGGGTGGAGGTATGAACAGCTGGATGAACAATCCGTTTGCTTACCTCATGTTCCTGGCTCTGTTCCGTAATGGAGGTTTCGGCTTTGGTGGAGATGGTGCAGGTACTGCTACTCAGGGTATCGAAACTCAGGCTCAGCTCAACGCTATCCGCACTCAGTTGCAGGACAACCAGAATGCTGATTGCATTAAGTCTGCCATTCAGGGTAACGGCTTTGCTCTTAGCCAGCTGGCTCAGACGCTTAACATTGATTTCAACACTCTTCAGAAGTGCTGCTGTGATGTTCAGGCTGCTATCCAGCAAGTTGCTGGTCAGGTTGGCTTCTCTGCTGAGCGCGTTATCAACGCAGTTAACCTCGGTGACTGCAATGTTATCCAGGCTCTGCAGAACTGCTGCTGCCAGACTCAGCGCCAGATTGCCGATTTCCGTGCAGATATTCAACTCCAGAGCTGTAAAGACACATCTGAAATTCGCAATGGCCAACGTGACCTCGGCGTAGCAATCGCACAGGGCTTTGCTCAGGTTGGTTATCAGGCACAAGTTGATAAGTGCGATATTCTTCGTGCCGGTCAGGACAACACTCAGCGTATCATCGATACTCTGAACAACCACCGGAAGGACGAACAGGCTCTGAAAATTCAGGACCTTAAGTTTGAGCTTTCTCAGGAGCGCCAGAACAACCTGATTAACGAGCGTTTCAATAGGCTTGGCAATTGTGGCTGTGGCGGTAATAGCTGCGGATGCGGCTGTGGCCAGTAATGTTTAACCATTAAACTGTAAAGATTATGGTTACATTATCGCCAGTAGGCTTAGCCGCTGCTCCTGTGGCAAATCAAGTTTCGTTCTTGGCCACATTTAAGGAGAAATTGTGTCGTTGTGTCTGTGCAACTTCTACCAATCAACCGTTTGCGACTGTTACTTATAGGAATGAAACGCCTGTTCTTAACGGAACTACCGTATTCGTGCCTATTGTAGCAACAATCACGATTACTACTCCAAATGCTTGCAAATGCCAAGCTGAGACACAGGTAATCAATGAACGGTTTGTGGTTGCATTCCAAGGTAGAACGACACTTCCTACATCTGTTACTATCAACCAGCTTGGAATGACTCAAGGACTTATTAAGATAGTATGCGGAAAATCCAACTGCTATGCTATCAATAGCTCATTGAGCGTTTCTATTCCAGCTGAACCAGCAACCTAATTGAAATTGAGGGGTACTTAGGGAAGTTTTATACTTCTCTGAGCGTACTCTTTTTTATTAACAATTCAAAAAGATAAGCTATATGTTGTTATTCAAAGATATAAAGCAGAATTATCCTGTATACATTCTTGATACACAGGAATTTAGCCTTATTCAAGGCAAAGCCACTCAGGTATCGTTTCCTCGATTAGAAATGAACCAGAAGACTAGCAAAACAGAGATGGTAGTAGATGTTACTATAGAGGCCAATGGAAAAATGGCAACTTACGCTATTCCTGAAAGCCACTCAGTTACCTATGCTGGACATCTTGTTCTGTCAACAGAAAAATCTGGATTGACGAGCGAAGTCGAAGCTCAAAAGGCAAATGCTGAACAGGTTTTGGCTTCTGCTTCTAAAGCTCAAAACATCATTGACAAAGCTCCTTCATTGCTTGCAGAGCTTAATCCTATGTATAAGGAAAAGCAAGAAACAGAGCAGCGCTTTGGCAAGATTGAAGGCTCTATTGGTGAGATGAAAGAACTCATGAAAAAGCAGCAGGAAATGATGGAGAATTTCATCAAAAAATTTGAAAGCTAAAAGTTATGAGGCACAGATTGAAATGCATTATAGTAAAGCATCATTCATGCGACCATCACGATAAGGAGCATGAAGATGACGAAGATGTGGTAGTAGAAAGCAGAATAGCTACTCCACATGGTGAGCATAAGGTTAAATTTGATTTGCCTTATGAGCAAACAGCGAATGCTCTTATGTCTGCAAAAGGATATTCAGAGTATGTTAAAAAGCATGGCTACCATTTTACAGATGCGCTTGCAGAGCATGTAAGTAAAATGATGGAAAATGCAAATGGCCAACAGCACACATGGACTGCAAGCCAAGTCAAAAAGTCTATGGAAAGCTTAGGATTGAGCATTCCTGACAAAGTGACAACAGGTGATGTTACCTATGTGGCTAACATGGCTTATGCAGATTTCTATCCAGACCCTCTGAAAGATGAGGCTGCATGCTTAAGGTATGCTCATAAAGTAGCCAATGACCCAGATGGGTATGATGGCATGATTTTCTGCAGATGGACTGCTGACGCAATCGGAAAAGCAATCAAGTTGGACTGGGAAAAATTTGTATAGTATGTTAGAACTGATTGAAGCAAAGAACTTTGACGGACTAATGTTTTTCATAGCTATTAGAGTTGGCATTATTTTAATCTGCTGGATTTTCATGATACTAAGCAGTATCGTAGACTTTTGGAGTGGAACAACAACAGCAAAAGCACTTGGCCAAGCATTGATGTCGCATGGATTTCGTAGAACAATTACAAAAATCGGCGATTATGTAAGGCTAATGCTTTTTGCTCTTATGTTTGATATACTTGGAAGCTTATTATCATTCTATATAATTCCATTTGCCACAATTCTATGTACTGTTGCAGTTATATATATTGAGGGTAAATCTGTGGTTGAAAATAGCAAACGTAAAAAAGCTCATGCTGCAGAAGTACCTGATATAGTTAAGCAGATTGTGCAAGCTACCACTGCCGAACAAGGTCATGAGATATTAGACAAAATAAACCAATTGCTAGCATTAAATGAGAAAGATAAATAAAATCATAGTCCATTGCTCTGCTACTCCTGAAGGACGAGATGTTAAAACTGAGACCATACGAGATTGGCATGTGAATGGTAATCATTGGAAAGATATTGGTTATCATTATGTGGTTGAGCTCGATGGCTCTGTTCATAAAGGCAGAGATGAAAGTGTAGTTGGAGCCCACTGCTCAGGTCAAAATGCAAACTCTATAGGAGTATGCTATGTAGGAGGCGTTGCTAAAGACGGTAAAACTCCTAAAGATACGCGCACTGAGGCTCAAAAGCAATCTTTACTCGAATTGCTGAAAAGCTTAAAGGCAAAATACCCAAATGCTACCATTCATGGACACAGAGAATTTGCAGCTAAGGCATGTCCCAGCTTTGATGCTAAGTACGAGTATAAAGACCTCTGAAGCACATAAAAACCATTCTCGCGTATAAGAAATTATTACGAGAATGGTTTTTATATTAAAGATAATGTAATTATAAACAAGAAATTAAAACTATGCGAGAATACGCGAGAATAAATTGAGCATGAAAAAGATAATCATAAAAATAGGAATAATTGCTGTTGCTATTATACTTATAGTAATAGCAGGAATTAGGATTAAAAACCTAAAAGAAGAAAACAATATGCTTAAAAGCAATCAGGAAGTATTGCTTTCAGAAAAAGAGTCTATAATGGCACAAAGCCAACTCTATAAAGTATCTGATAGCCTTAATGCTGCTAAAGTAACAGAGCTTCAGCTTTCACTTTCTGAATATAAGAAATACAGAAAGCAGGATTTGAAACTAATCGAGCAGCTTAAAGTAAGCAAATCGGACTTACAAAGAGTTATATCATCTCAGACAGAAACGATAAACTTACTTTCTGCAAAGCTGAGTGACTCCATAAGAATTGATACTACGACGAATACAGTTGATACACTTAAATGCTTTAATTACAAATCAAAATGGACTGATGTGGCAGGATGTGTTGACCTAAAAAGAGACACTGTAGAGTTGCAAATATCTAACAGGGAGTCACTTAAAATAGTAGAAACAGTGAAGTATAAGCGCTTTTTGGGATTTTTATGGAAAACCAATAAAGTAAAAAGTAGGCAAGTAGACGTCGTAAGCCAAAATCCAGCCACCTCTATAGTTAATGTGGATTACATAAGCATAAGCGGTAAACAATAGAAACGATATAAACAAGTCATTGTTTATGCCTAAAGTGCTCAAAATTAATTACTTATATACACTGTAAACAAAGAAACAATAATTTCATTAAATCTTTTCGTATTAAAAGCTGATATTTCTTATTAACCTTAATGTTAATCGGAAATTAAGAAATTAAGTTTGAAATATATAGAGGCATTGTTTTTATTGTTTCTTTGTTTACAGCAATTTCAAAGCCGCACTAAAATTGCTGTTTAATTATTTTTAACAAATAAATTCTCAAAAAATAATGGAAAAATTTTTTTCTTTCGAGAATAGTTTGTATATTCGCATATCGAAAATAAGATAATAAAATTCACCAAAATATGGAACAACAATTTAATATAGGTAATGTAATTGAGCACTACAAGCTAAATACGGAAGATTTAGCAAAGGTGTTATTTCCTACTGTTAAATATCCGAAACAGGCATTTGACCGTGTGTTAAAGGGTGAAGCCAATTTGGATGTTATACAGTTAGAGCGATTGGCCAATCATATTGGCGTGTTAGTAACTGATTTGTTTTCAGCAAATACTTGGAAAGGTTCATCTGAAGATGGATGCCTAACAATGCTGAAAGGCGAATATAAAGTAAAGCTGAATTATAAAGGCGTGTACGTATCTATATATAAGAATAATGAGCTTATCCACCAAAAGCTCTCAAACGTACCAGATATGACAGTAAACGAGTTTATTAACTATTTAGATAACTTCATTAAAAATCACGAAAATGGAAACCATTAAAATTTCTGTTGAGGTTAGCGTAAACCTGTCTGAAAATACGCAGAAGTTTTTAACTTCATTGTTTGGTAATGCTATTGCTCCTTCAGCACCTGCTGCTCCGGCTTCTAAACCTGCTCCTACTACGCTAGCAAAGCCAGCTCCCGCAAAACCTACTTCCCAGCCTGCAGCACCTGTCCAGACTCAGAGCGCTGCCGAGCCTGCTCCTTCAGCACCTGCTGCTCCG